CTCGTCCAGCCAGTAGGTGCTGAAGTCGCAGGCCACTAGGCTCCACGGCTGGCCGTCGCGCGCCGCCTGGCCCAGCGGACGGACTTTTTCCGGCAGCAGCGGGTTGACGGCGAGGCCGAAGTCCTGCGAGGCCAGCAGGCGGCGCACCGCGTACACCAGCTGCCAGACGCCGGCGCCTTTGTAGGCGGCATCGGCTTGCAGGCGGTCGCCGACGATGACGGTGAACAGCGCATTGGCCTTGTAGCGCAGACGCTGGCTGGATTGCGGCTGGCTGGAGACGATGCCGCCGGCCACGGTCCACAACGCGGGCAGGCGGGCCAGCGCCTGCGGGTTGATGGTGGGGCTGGCCTGGCCCGGCGTGAGGCGGCTGCTGTAGTCGCCGTGGGCCAATTGCAGGCCGCACAGGGCGGTTTCGTCTAGGTCGGCCGCCACTTCGCGCACCATCTGGCCCATGCCCTGGCGCAGGCGGTCGGCGATGGCGGTTTGCAGCGTGATCAGCATGGACATGATCATTCCTTGGAGAATGCGGGGATGGGGGAAGTGTGCAGCGGGCAGCGCCTTGCGGCTTAGTTGAGGGGTGTCAGTGCAGTACGCGTTTGAGCATCTCGCCGGCCAAGGCGACCAGCAGCGCGGAGATGGCGCCGGACAAGGCGCCGCTCTTGGCGGCCTGCACTTCCACGTCGCGCAGCCGGCCGTCCAGCTCTTCCAGTTTTTTGTCCTGCTTGGCCAGGTGGGCGACGATCATGTCCAGCTTGCCTTCTATCCGGCCCAAGGCCATCAGGTTGTCCTGTTCCACGTGAAACCTCTCAGTCTTCCGCCTGTTGCTGGCACTGCACGCAGCGGGTGCAGCTGGGTATGGCCGCGCGGCGCGCGGCCGGTATCGCTTCGCCGCAGTCCTCGCAATGGCTGTAGCCGCTGGATTGCAGTTGCTGGAAATGGCGGGCCAGCGCCTGTTCGCGGAATTCGGTTTCCAGTTCGCTGGCGCGATCAAAGAAATCGCTCATGGTTGGGGTTCCTGTTGCGTGAAGAGTTGTTTCAGGGTGAGGAGGCGCTGCTCCAGCTCGCCGCACCAGGCGCCGTAGTCGGCGGCGTGGGCGAGGAGGTCGGGTGGCGGTAGCCCGCCGCCGGCGCCGGCGGTTTGGGCGGCAGATCCAGCAGATAGGGGCTGGGCGCCGGGCAGGTCGGCGGGATAGCCGAGGAGCTGGCGGTAGAGGCGCAGGCTGTCAGGGCCAAGGCCAGTAAAGCGGGGGCCATCGTTGCGGGCGACATCGTCTATCCTTTGCGTTTGTTGGCGCCGCAGGGCTTGCAGCGCGTTTTGCTTGTCCAGCAGCTGGCCTTCCAGCCGGTCCATGCGTTGCCGCCATTGCTGTTGCCACGCCAGTGCGGCAGCCTGCTGTTGTTGCAGCTGCTGGCTGTGATCGGCTTGCAGCTCGGCAAGCTTGGCCGCCATTTCAGCCTGCCAGAGATGGCGGCTGTGGGCGCTGCCCGCGGCATAACCGGCGGCGGCCGACAGGATGGGCAGCAGCAGGCAGCCGCCGATGCGCAAGGTGGACAGGCTGATCATGGCTGGCTCCGGTCGCGGTAGGCGGCGATCATGCGCAGCGAGGCGGAATAGCCGCCCACCACGCCCAGGTAGATCAGCCAGATGTCCGGCGTCAACGCGCCGCGCCAGCCGTCGCGGATGAACATCGCGGTGGCGGCGGCGCAGGCCACGTTGGCCCACAGCCGGCTATGGCTGATGCGGCGGCTGCGCGGACTGCACAGCAGGTCGGCGGGATGCATGCTCAGGGCTCCAGTGACAGTTGAAAATGCGGGAATTCGCGGTAGGGCGCGTCCAGTTGGCCATGCCAATACAGGCCCAGGCCGAGGGCGATGCGTCCCATTGTTTGCCAGTGGGGATGGTCGGCATCGCAGACCGGTTTGCCGCCGACCAGGGGCACGACGTCGAAGGCGCGCGCGGCCGGGCTGCCGTACAGCATGGCGTTGTGGGCGGATTCTCCGGGGCGGGCATAGGTGACGATCAGGCCGGGCTTGTCGCGACCTTGCTGGTACAGCGCGTCCTGCTCGGCCGCCGAGCGCCAGGTGCAGACGATCAATGGATCTACGCCGTGGTCGCGGCAGCGTCGCAGAAAGGTTTCGGCCAGCGGTTGCAGTTGCGGGTGCAGATCGGAAATGGCGCGGCTGGCCATGCGGGTTCTCCTAGGTTCGGGAAACAATCAATGCACTTCTCCCGGTGCCGGCGGGGTTTTCAACACGCGCCAGATCATGCGGTCGCTCAGGTGGTAGCGCATGGCGAGCACGCCGACCGCCTCATTGGCGCCCAGGCCATCGGCCAGCAATTCGTCGAAGTCGCGGATCAGTTGTTGATTGCGCGCCTGGCGCAGCGCCTGGCTGCAACGCGGGATGTACAAAATGTCGCCGCCGAAGTGGTGGGTCAGCCGTTCCGCGGCTTCCTGGCCGATCACATCGACCAGTGCGGCGAAGCGCAGCTGGCCGGCGCGGCTCTGATTCTTGGAGAACGGCAGGGTAGTGCCGCCTAGCGCCTGCACCAGTTGCAGCGTGCGAGGCATGCCGATCAGCTTGGCGACCAGTTGCATGGTGGACGGCAGGGCGGGATATTGCGCAAGAGTATTCATCACGGAAGCTCCAGGAGGTCGCGAATGGCCTTGGGAGACAGTAAGTTCTAAATAAGTTACAATTTTCTGATCACGGGAAAGACAGCCAGCCGTGTATGATCGGGCTATTTTTTAGAACTAACTTGCCTTGGTCATCAGTTTAAGTATACGTTTCAACTGTAAAAATAGAATTATTGGAACTGATTTGTCATTTAGTGGCTATTCTAGACGGGTATTTTGAACTAAACAAGCAGCGAGATGTCACTACGCATGTCAGTTCTATTGGACGAGATGACAAAAGAATAGTACTCTGGGGGGTCGATCCAGCGGTACATGCAACTGATGGAGTTCCAAATGGAAAATTCTCTGCAGGCTACGGGTTTCAAGCAGCGGCTGGAACTGCTGATCGGCGCCGAAAAGCCATACGCCTGGGCGGCGCGCATCGGCATCAACAAAGGCTCCTTCACCAATATGTGGTACAAGGGCGGCGTGCCCAGGATGGCGACGGCGCAGAAGATCGCGGCCAGCAGCGGCTGCCGTCTGCCTTGGCTATTGCACGGCGAAGGGGCGATGCGCGACGAGACGGTGGCGGCTGCCGAGCTGGCGGGCGACAGCGAGCGCGGCAGGACGGCACGTCCGCTGGACGCGGATGACGATTTCGTGCCGCCGGGCGTGCATGAGGAGTTCTGTTTTATACCGCGTTATAACTTGAAGGCGTCGGCTGGTTTTGGAACCAGCGCCTCGGGCGAACAGGCGATGTTCTATATGGCCTTCCGCCGTTACTGGGTAAAGAACTATCTCAACGCCTCGCCGCGCGATCTGGCGGTGATCAGCGTCAAGGGCGACAGCATGAGCGGCGTGCTGGAAGATCGGGACACCATCCTGGTCAACACCGCCGAGCGCAATCCCGGCGAAGGGCTGTTCGTGATCCGCATCGGCGACGACATCTTCGTCAAGCAGCTGCAACGGCTGCCGGGCGGCGCGGTGCAGGTGAAGAGCGCCAATCCGCTATATGAGACCTTTACCGTCGATCTGGCCGGCGCCGGCGCCGAGTTTGAGGTCATCGGCCGGGTGGTGTGGTTCGGCCGGCAGATCGCCTGA